ACTGCTTCAGGAAAGTCGCTGATGATATACGGGATTGTGCGATATTACGTTGAAAAAAACCAAAATACTCTGATTGTTGTTCCAACGACTTCCCTTGTAGAACAAATGTATAAAGACTTTGCGGACTATGGATGGGATGTTGGTTCATATTGTCACAAGATATATGCAGGAAAAGAAAGAGAGACAGACTCTCAGGTTATTATAACCACTTGGCAATCAATTTACAAGTTACCTCGTAAATATTTTGAAAGGTTTTCTGTAGTGGTGGGTGACGAAGCACACCAGTTTAAAAGTAAATCACTGATATCTATAATGACAAAACTTGGAAATGCCAAGTATCGTTATGGTTTTACAGGAACTCTTGATGGTACACAGACTCATAAGTGGGTGTTAGAAGGTCTTTTCGGACCTTCTTATAAAATTATTCGTACTGACGAATTGATGGAGAAAGGATATCTTGCCAACTTAGATATTAAAATTGTTCTACTCAAACATCCTCCTAGAAGATTTGAGAACTTTGAAGAAGAGACACAGTATATTATAAAGCATCAACAAAGAAACAACTTCATTAAAAACCTGACATTAGATCTAAAGGGTAATACTCTAGTTCTTTTCAATAGAGTGGAAGATCATGGTATGCCACTTTACGAACTAATAAATACTAGTGCACGTAATAAAAAAGTCTTCTTCATCTACGGCGGTGTAAATGTAGAAGATCGTGAGGAAGTAAGAGCAATTGCAGAGAAAGAAAACAATGCTATAATAGTTGCTTCTTATGGTACATTTTCAACTGGTATCAATATAAAAAACCTACACAATATAGTGTTTGCTTCTCCTAGTAAGTCTAGAATCAGAAACCTTCAATCAATCGGAAGGGTGCTAAGGAAAGGAGATAACAAAACCAAGGCAACACTTTATGATCTGGCAGACGACATCAGTTACAAATCAAGAAAAAATTATACACTCAATCACATGATTGAAAGAGTTAAGATCTACTCAGAAGAGAATTTTAACTATGATATAGTAAACGTTACTTTAAAAAATTAATGGATGACACTTATTACGCACTTATAAAACTAACGACTGGCGAGGAAATTATCTCTGAGATCTTCACGGATGATAATGAAGAAGACCCAATTATTGCACTAGGGTCTCCTGTGACAATTGAAATTACAGCAAGATCAAACCATAATGTTTTGAAATTTGAACCTTGGGTAAAGGTTTCATTTGAAGAAACACTCTTTATAAGACTAAGTAATGTCATCACTATGACTGAATTACCTGAAACAAATTATTATGTACAGTGCTACCAAGAATATGTCAGGGCGGGTTTTCAAGATATAACACAACAGAATGGAAAGGGTGTCAAACTCAATAGGACAATGGGTTCCCTCGGCACAGTAGATGATGCTAGAAAGATTCTAGAGAAATGTTTAAGACTTAAATTAGATACTTAATATTTCCCTTTGAACCTCCACAAGGTTATTGTACATACATTAAGCACACTTGTCAAGCTTAGCACAAGGTGTTATAATATAATGAAAGAAAAGTAAGTAATGCCCAAAGCTAGATCTGAACATTATGTGAACAATAAAGAACTTTTACATGCTCTAATTGTTTACAAAAACAAAGTAAAAGAAGCACAAGAGAACGAGCAACCTAAACCTCGTATCACGAACTATCTTGGTGAGTGCTTTTTGAAGATAGCAACACACTTGTCATATAAACCAAACTTCGTTAACTATATGTTCCGTGAAGATATGATATCTGATGGAATTGAAAACTGTGTCCAGTACATTAATAACTTTGATCCAAATAAATCAACCAACCCATTTGCTTACTTTACTCAGATCATTCATTACGCTTTTCTAAGAAGGATTCAAAAAGAGAAAAAGCAGATGGATATTAAGAATAAGATTCTAGAGAAGACTGGTTACGACGAAGTTTTCAATGTTGATGATAATGTTTTGAGCAACAGTAAAAGTGATTATAATTCAATTAAAGATAATGTACAGTATAGATTGAAAAAATGAACACTGAGTTTAACAAAATTAAAATTGCTGTAATCGGATCAGGAACAGCAGGTTCTCTTCAAATTCTTCAGTTCTCTCATAAATTAAACTTTGATTATTTTGAGGTTGATTGGATCTATGATCCAGATACTCCTATCTTTGGAATTGGAGAAGCAACCACACCTCACATTCCTGACATATTTGCAAAAGCAAAATTTACTACTGATACAATTAGTGTTAATTTAAAAGGTACTATTAAACATGGAGTAAGGTTTTTTAATTGGGGGAAGAAAAATAAAAAATTTATACATGACTTTGGGACTGGTACATATGGTGTTCATATGGATACAAGTGCTTTAAGTGAGTTTACATTAAAGAATATAGAAAACGTCCAAGGAACTAATATTAAAGTTGTTCCTGAAAAAGTAGAAACTATTGAATCTTTACCTAGTGGATGTGTTGTCAATGGACGTAATTATAATTTTGTCGTCGATTGTAGTGGTAATGAACCTTTATTATACAAAGAAGAGTACATAGATTCTGAGTTCCCTACTGTTGATTCAGCAGTTATCTACAGGAGAAAATCACCTGGTACATGGAATCATACTGTTCACTTTGCTCATGAACATGGGTGGATGTTTGGTATTCCTTTGAGAGATCGTCAAACTTGGGGATATACTTTTAGTAGTAAATTTACCACAGAAGAAGAAGCAAGAGAAGGATTACAAAAATTGATTCCAAATGAAGATGTCTCTATGGCAAGATACATTACTTGGAAACCTAGGTTTGCATCTTTTTTAATTGATGATAATGGTGTTTATGCTAGAAATGGAAATGCTGCAGGATTTATGGAACCTCTACAAAGTCTTTCTGGTCTTCATACAGAACAAATTACTTCAATCTTGGTTGACTATGTAAATGATGATGTATCTAAGCAATTAGGGAATGAAGCAATTATCGCTTCTGAAAGAGAATGGTTAGAAGGTTTAGCATATCATTATCAAATGGGATCTGCTTTTGATAGTCCATTCTGGAATGATGTTGCAGAGAGAGCAAAAGAGTTCTTAAAATCTAAACAGTGTTCTGAAAAGGACATTGAGGATATCGAAAAAGAAAATCCTAAAGATATTGAAAGACTTGCATTGGGTTGCTTTGCATGCCATGATTTGGTACAATTATCTCATGGTCTAGACACTCCTACTAAAGATATTCTTGGGAAGTGGAAATTTGCTAATTTGGATTCTTATGGTACAGATGCATTCTGGGGTGCTCAAGATAGTATTGAGGATTATTTAAAATGAGAGTAGCGGTAATTACCGATCAACACTTTGGTGCTCGTAAGAGTTCTCAAACTTTCCATAATTATTTTCTGGATTTTTATAATGAAGTTTTCTTCCCAACACTAGAGAAACTTAAGATTACAACACTCATTGACATGGGCGATACCTTTGACAATCGCCGTGGTATTGATTTCTGGGCACTTGATTGGGCAAAGAAACATTATTATGATCGTCTTGCTGAGATGGGAATTGAAGTACATACGATTGTTGGTAATCATACTGCGTATTATAAAAATACAAACAACTTAACAAGTGTCGGATTATTTTTAAGGGAGTATGACAATGTAAAAATTTATCCAAATCCCCAAGAAGTAAGTATTGGTGGTCGTGATATCTTATTCTTACCTTGGATTAATAAGGAAAATGAAAAGGAAAGTTTAGAATGTATTAAGAATACATCATCCAAACTTGCAATGGGACACCTTGAACTCAAAGGATTTAAGGTTAATCATCATGTTATTATGGAGCATGGTAGTATAGACGTTAACATTCTTGACAAGTTTGATAAAGTATTCTCTGGACATTTTCATACAAGATCAAATAATGGAACTGTCTACTACCTAGGCAACCCTTATGAGATCTATTGGAATGACGTAAATGATGATCGTGGTTTCCATATACTGGATTTAGATACCCTAGAAACTACTGCTATCAATAATCCTTTTTCAATATACAAACACATCTATTACGAAGATACCCCTAGACAAACTTTTAACTTTAGCAAATATCAAAATAAAATTGTTAAAGTTATTGTCAGAAAGAAGAGTAGTGAAAAAGACTTTGAAAAGTTTATCGACAAACTGCTCTCAGTAAATGTTTATGATCTTAAGGTTGTTGAAAACTTTGAGATGATAGATGCCGAGAACATCCAGATTGAAGAATCTGAAAATACTATTTCTATTCTTAGTAAGTATATCGAAGAGTCTGAAGGTGATTTTGATAAGTCTAACCTTAAGAAACTTATTAATGAGATATATAATGAAGCATGCGAAATAGCCTAAATGTTCCTTTTGGTCAACCAAGAAGAAACCGCCGTCGATAACGGGGCTTATTGTGTCTTCGATAAATCAGGAAAGAAAGTATTATTTCTTTTTGAAGAGGTTGACGACGCACAAAGATATGCTATAATGTTAAATGACTTTGCAGATACTGAAGTAGAACCAATTGAAATAGACGAAGAACCTGCTATAAAAGCTTGTGAGCATCATGGTTACAAGTACACTATTATATCTCCCAATGACATTGTGATCCTTCCCTCTCATTATGATAACGTTTCAAAAGATTAAATGGAAAAACTTTCTCTCTACTGGAAATCAATTTACTGAAATAAATTTTCAAAAAAGTGATACCACTTTAATTGTTGGTACAAATGGTGCAGGTAAGTCCACTGTTTTGGATGCACTTTGTTTTGGTCTCTTTAATAAACCATTCAGAAAGATCTATAAATCTCAATTAGTTAATACAATTAATGAAAAAGATTGTATGGTTGAGGTTGAGTTTTCTATTGGAAGTAGAGAGTACCTTGTCAGAAGGGGAATGAAACCTTCTGTCTTTGAGATACACCAGAACGGTAAATGTTTAGATCAACTTGCAAACGCAGTAGATCAACAAAAGTATCTGGAACAAAATATTTTAAAACTTAACTTTAAGTCTTTTACTCAGATAGTCATTCTAGGTAGTAGTTCTTTCGTTCCTTTTATGCAATTGAATGCACCAGGACGTAGAGAAGTCATTGAAGATATCCTTGACATTAAAATCTTTTCTTCAATGAATGAAGTGGTTAAAACTAAACTTAGAGGTATTAGAGAAAATGTTAAAGTCCTTGATCTTAAGAAAGAGAATCTTACTGATAAAATCTCTATGCAGAAAAACTTTATCAAGGAACTTGAGGAACAGGGACAAGAAAGAATTAAGAAAAAGAAGAATACTCTTAAGGAATTAGTCGTTGAGAATGAGGAGTTGTTAGAAAGTAACGAGGTTAAAAATAAAGAATTGTTAACAATTTCTAACAAGATGACAGATGTATCAAATGCAACAACGAACCTCAAGAAGCTAGGTACTCTGAAAGGTCGGGTATCTAATAAAGTATCAACCGCAACCACTGACCTCAAGTTTTTTAAAGAAAATACGGTTTGCCCAACCTGTACTCAGGACATAGAAGAAGAGTTTAGATTAAATAGAATTGTTGATGCTCAAACTAAACTAGATGAGTTATCCAATGGTCTTGATGATCTACTGGAAACCATAAAAACCGAAGAAGACAGAGAGCGTCAGTTTAATGAACTATCAAAGGAGGTAACTAGACTCACACATGAAATTTCTAACAATAATATTAGAATATCTGGGATTCATAAACAATCCAAGAATCTGGGAAACGAAATTCAAACTATTACCAGTAACTTACAGAACAAAAATTCTGAACATGAGAAATTAGAAACTTTTAAGCAAGATCTAGAGTCTTCTTACAATCAAATAACAGATCAAAAAACTAAAGAACGTGATTATGACTTCGTGTATTCCCTTCTTAAGGATGGTGGTGTAAAAACAAAGATCATCAAAAAGTATCTGCCACTTATTAATCAGCAGATCAATAGGTATCTACAGATGATGGACTTTTACATCAATTTCACCCTTGACGAGGAATTTAACGAGAGCGTAAAGTCTCCCATCCATGAGGACTTTTCATACGCTTCATTTTCTGAAGGTGAGAAAATGCGAATCGACTTAGCACTACTTTTTACATGGAGGGAGGTAGCACGATTTAAAAACTCAACTAACACAAATCTACTAATCATGGACGAGGTGTTTGACAGTTCACTGGATACTTTCGGTACAGATGAGTTTATGAAAATCATTAGATACGTTCTTAAAGGAGCAAACATTTTCATCATCTCACACAAAACTGAACTACTTGACAAATTTTCAGCAACAATTAAATTTGAAAAGATCAAGGGATTCAGTCACCTACTATAATGAAACTTCCAAACTGGCAACACCACTCCAAAAAAGAAAAGAAACGACACCTAAAACCACAGGCATTGCGTCAAGCAAGGAAGCGACGTGGACAGTTAATAAAGTGTCTACTAAACCGTCCTAAGGGGCGGTTTTCTCGTTATTATAGGTATATACGAAACGAAAACTATGTACGCATTTAATGAAGTTAAGGGACATCTTGCAAGACTCCTAGCAACAGAGAACCTTATTGTAGAAAACCGTGCAGTAGAAACTGCATCATTCAACGTTGAAACTCGTACCCTTGTTTTACCACTCTGGGAAAAGGCAGAAGATATTGTATATGATCTACTAGTATCTCATGAGGTTGGACATGCTCTATACACTCCACAAGAAGAGTGGAAGAGAACCTATCCAAATCTTCCACAGTCTTATGTAAACATCACTGAGGATGCCCGTGTTGAGAAGTTAATGAAGAGAAGATATGCAGGTCTTACTAAAACATTCTTCAATGGTTACAAGTCACTTCATAAGCAAGACTTCTTTGAACTTAAAGAAGATGACTTAAGTACTTACACTTTTATTGACCGTATCAATCTATATTTCAAGGTTGGTAACTTTGTTACTCTTCCCTTCAGTAAAGAAGAAAAACCATTCGTTGAGAAAGTACGTGACGCAGAAACTTTTGATGATGCACTTAAAGTTGCTGATGAAATCTTCCAGTATGTAAAAGAAGAGAACGAAAGAAAGCAAAAGATGTTACAGGATTTACCTACTCCTGATAAAGGTGAAGAGTTTGAAGGAGGATCTACTCCTACAGAATCATCTGATGATCAACCTAATTCTGAAGATCAACCTGATCAACTAGAAGTTGAATCAAAGAAACAAGATCCAGATGCAGAGAAGTCAGAATCTGAATCTAAAGTAACCAAGAGTGAGAAGAGTGGTGGTTTCTATGGTGAGCAAGAAGTAAGAACTGATGATATCTTTAATAAGAATGTCTCAGAACTTAACAACGCACAGGACACCAGATCTCCTATCTACATGGAGTTACCTAAAATCAATATTGATAATGTTGTAATTTCTAACGAAGAGATATACAATACAATAAATGATTACTGGACAGAAGAAACAAGACGTATTAGTGAGTCTAACCCTAGTCTAGGAGCAAAACTTTTCTCAGATGTAGATGGAGATTTTGCAAAGTTTAAAAAGTCTGCACAAAAGGAGGTAAGTTATCTTGTCAAAGAATTCGAGTGTAAGAAATCTGCTGACGCATATGCCCGTGCTACTACTAGTCGTACTGGTGTGCTCGATACAGCTTTATTACACACTTACAAATATAATGAAGACGTGTTCAAAAAAGTAACAGTACTTCCAGATGGTAAGAATCATGGATTGATATTTGTAGTTGATTGGTCTGGTTCTATGGCATCTCAATTACTAGAAACTTTGAAGCAGATGTACAATCTCCTTTGGTTCTGTAAGAAATGTCAAATTCCTTTTGATGTTTATGC